ACTCAAGGAAGAAGATCCAACCGAATATATGTTGAAAAGAGATCAATATAGAGAACTTCAAGATAATAAAAGAATAGTTGAAGAAGAACAAAAGAATCTTCAATACAAACAACAACAAGAGCATGAAGCTAAATGGCAAGAAGAACTTGGCAGACAGCAACAACTTATGGCAGAAAAACTCCCTGAATGGGTTGATCCTGACAAAGGTCCTAAATTGAAACAATCAATTAAAACCTTTGCAGTCAAAAAAGGATTTACCGAACAGGAAGTTAATAGCTTAATTGATGCAAGGTCTGTAGATGTTCTACATAAAGCCATGTTGTATGAAAATCTTTTAGCAGCTAAGATTTCTAATAAGAAAACTAAAGTTGTACCTAAAGTTCAAAAACCTGGTTCTCCAGCAACAAAAGGTGAAATATCTAGTGATAAAGTTAAGGCACAAAGAGCAAGGTTAAGGAAGACTGGGCATGTAAATGATGCTAAAAGCGTTATTGAAAGCCTAATGAACTCTTAGCTTAATACAAAACTTTTTTAATATAGGTAATCAAAAATGGCAATTTATACTAACTCTTATGAAACTTTTGATAGTAACAATAAGAGAGAAGACTTGGCGAATGTTATTTATAACATCTCACCAACAGAAACTCCATTTATGTCTAGCATTGGTACTGGTTCAGCTAGTGGCACAAAGCATGAATGGCAAACAGATAGTTTAGCAGCAGCAGCAGCTAACCTAGTAATCGAGGGTGATGACTCTCCAAACAGAGCTTTAACAGCAACAACAAGACTATTAAACTACACACAGATTTCTACAAAACCTGTAGTAGTTACTGGTACTCAAGAAGTTGTTAACAAAGCTGGTGTTTCTTCAGAGATGGCTTATCAAATAGCTAAAGCTGGTAAGGAACTTAAAAGAGACATGGAACTAGACATGACTGGTAAACAAGCAGCAGCAGCAGGTTCTTCAGGCACAGGTCGTGCTTCAAGAGCATATGAGTCTTGGTGTAACACTAATGAACTTCATGGTTCAGGTGGTTCTACTAACGGAGCTGGTGCAGTTACAGATGGAACTCAAAGAGTTTTAACTGAAGCACTTTTAAAGTCAAACTTAAAAGCATGTTACGACCAAGGTGGTAATCCTGATCTATTGTTAGTTGGTTCATTCAATAAACAAAAAGTATCAGGCTTTACTGGTAACTCTACTCGTATGGACATGGCAGAAGATAGAAGTCTAGTGGCTACTATTGATGTTTATGTTTCTGACTTCGGTGAAGTTAGAGTAGTAGCTGACAGGATCTTAAGAAGTTCAGGAAGAACTGCACTTGTAGTTGACACAGAAATGTGGGAAGTTGCATATCTAAGACCTTTCGGTGTACAAGACTTAGCGAAAACTGGTGATGCTGAGAAGAAGCAATTACTAGTTGAATATACTTTAGTTGCTAAAAATGAAGCAGCTAATGGTAAAATCGCTGATTTAACTACATCATAATAAAATTTTACTTTCCTCATAGTTAGTAAAGGGTGGGGTTTTGCACTCCAATGTTTTCCCCACCCACCTAGATACATTAATAATGACCTTGAAGAACAGTATCGCTTCGGAACGAGGGTCGTTAATATGGAGAATATTTAATGAGAACATTAAATGATTATTTTGTAACAGCAGAGATAGAAGATATATCTACTGCATCAAGCACATTTGTACCAATACCTGATGGTGGTAGAGTAATTAAAATTATTACTGCATTACAAGGAGCTATTGGAACTGCAAATGGTGGTATTAGTTTTGAAATTGGTGGCACTGCTATTACTGGTGGTGGCATTACAGTAACTCAATCAGGCTCAGCAGCAGGTGATGTTGACACAGCAGAACCTACAGCAGCTAATAGAGTTGAAGAAGATGGAACTATTGAAATGATTACAAATGGAGCATCATCAAATGCAGTTAAACTATTAGTAACATTCGTAATTAGGAGATAAGCATGGCAAATTGGTTAGGTGGTTACAGAGTAATAGCGAATCACACAAGAACGACAAGTAGCTCATCAGCACAAACATCGGCTTTCAATGATAGTATTGAATATGTAAGAGTAACAACTACTGGCCCAGTATTTATTGAGTTTGGAGCAAATCCTACAGCAGCAACTGCAACTTCAATATACATGGCAGGAGATGAATCTATCATATTTAAAATAGATGGTGGCATGAAAATGGCAACCATTCACGCTAGTGGAACACCTACTGTTTTTGTTCAGGAGCTTAGTGAATAATGAAAAGAAGGCTAGGAGATGGCGAAACCTTTCATTTTTCAGAACATTCAGGGGAATTTGCAATACAATACAAATCCCCTGATTTGTCTAAATTGATACAAAACAATAAAAGACTACAAGAGGAAGATCATCACATGAGAGATGACTTTCGTTTATGTGCTAGAATACCAGTAATGGTTGCACAAGAATGGAAGATTAAATTTGGAATTGATATAAACAAAAAACAAGATATGAAGGCTATTAAGAAATTACTTAACAGTCCTGATTATAAATATTTAAAGACAACTAGTAGAGTAATATAATGGCAATATCAACATACGCAGAACTTAAAACATCTATAGCAAACTGGTTGGATAGAAGTGATTTAACCGATGTTATTCCTGATTTTATTGCTTTAGCTGAAACAAGACATAAAAGAGATTTTAAAATCAGAAGAATGGAAACTAGGGTAACAGCTAACACTATAGCCGATACTGAGTATTATACTTTACCTGATAATTATATTGCTATGCGTAATATAAAACTTAACACAGATCCTAAAACTCCATTAGAGTTTTTAACACCTGAAATAATGGACAGATTACAAGCAGGAAGTAGCGTGGGTTGTCCAAAATCTTATTCAATCAAAGGTAATGATATACAAATAAGACCTATTCCTGATGGAGTTTATGAAATAGAAATAGCTTATTACAAAACATTTACTCCTTTATCAGATTCTAATACTACAAACGATATGCTTACACATCACCCTGATGTTTATTTATATGGTGCGTTAGTCGAAGCAGAACCTTATTTACAAAATGATAAAAGAATACAAGTTTGGTCTGGATTTTATGACAGGGCTAAAGAAGATATTATAAAATCTAACGAGAGAGATAGACACTCAGGCACAGCACCTGTAACAAGAATTGACTACGGATTATATTAATGACTACATGGACTATAGTTTCTACAGATTCTACAACATGGAGTGTTATACAAAATACATCTGAGGGATATTTTGAAACAGAAGATAATTTAGATTTATTAGTAACAGAAACAGGATTACTGTTTCAACAAGAAGGGGGAGTTGTTATAGCTCCTGATGACTGGCAAGATACTCCAGCTACAACAACTACAACATGGACTGAACAATAAATGGCAACACAAAAGTTTACAGATTTAACAGCAACAACAACTCCTAATACAGAATCTGTATTTGCTATCGCTTATTCAGGTTCTAACTTTAAGTTAACTATTACAGATTTAGCATCTAACTTACCAGCAGTTACAGCAACAAGTTTAACATCTTCAGGTACATTAACTACATCAGGTAACGCTACTATAGGTGGTGATTTAACCATAACAGGCGATGATCTGACTATGGGTACAAACACAAGTGGGGCAGCTTTAATAGCCGATGGAACGAATTTTAACCCTGTCGTTATATCAGGCGATATATCTATAGGTACTACAGGTACAGCAGCGATTGGTACAGGCGTTATTGTTAACGCTGATGTTAACGCAAGTGCAGCTTTGGCTTTTTCTAAAATGGAAAATCTAACAGCATCAAGAGCATTAGTATCAGATGGTAGTGGAGATGTATCGGTATCAGCAGTAACATCTACTGAAGTAGGTTACTTAGATGGCGTAACATCAGCAATACAAACACAATTAGATGCAAAAGCATCATCAAGTTATGTACCTACTGCAATTACTGTTGCAGATGAATCCTCAGACACTACTTGTTTTCCCTTGTTTACAACGGCAGCGACTGGGGATCTAGGTCCAAAGACAGCATCAGGATTAACTTTTAACTCAAGCACAGATGTATTGTCAGGTACTTTTGCAGGAAACATTACAGGAAATGTAACAGGAAATGTAAGTGGTACATCAGGCTCTACCACAGGAAATGCAGCAACAGCAACAGCTTTAGCAACTGCAAGAAATATTGGTGGTGTATCTTTTAATGGTACAGCAAACATTGATCTGCCTGGTGTAAACTCAGCAGGTAATCAGAATACAAGTGGCACAGCAGCAACGGCAACTACATCAACAAATGTTACTGTAGCTGATGAGTCATCTGATACCACATGCTTTCCATTATTTGTTACAGCAGCAACAGGCGACCTTCCACCTAAATCAGGAAGCAATCTTGCTTTTAACTCAAGTTCAGGTGTTCTAACAGCAACTGGATTTGCAGGAGATTTAACAGGAGATGTAACAGGTAACGCATCAGGCAGTTCAGGTTCTTGCACAGGAAACTCAGCTACAGCAACCACATCTACAAATGTTACAGTTGCAGATGAAAGTAGCGATACAACATGTTTCCCATTGTTCGTTACGGCAGCAACAGGAGATTTAGCACCTAAGTCGGGTTCAAACCTTGCATTTAATTCAAGTAGTGGGGTTTTGACTGCTACAGGTTTTGCAGGTGCATTGACAGGAAATGTTACAGGAAATGTTAGTGGTAGTTCAGGAAGTTGTACTGGAAATAGTGCTACAGCTACTTCAGCAGCAACCCTTACAACTGCTAGAAACATAGGTGGAGTTTCATTTAATGGATCTGCAAATATAGATTTGCCAGGTGTAAATGCAGCAGGTTCGCAAAATACAAGTGGTACAGCAGCAGGACTATCATCAACACTTGTTGTTGGAAGTGGTGGTACTGGGGCAACAAGTTTAACAGCTAACGGAGTTATCATTGGTAATGGAACATCTGCTCTTACAGCAGTCGATCTATCTACCAAAGGAAAGATTTTAATAGGCGATGGTAGTGGTAATCCACAAGCATTAGCTGTAGGTACAAACAATTATGTTTTGACAGCAGATTCATCAGAAGCTACAGGTGTTAAATGGGCAGAAGCTAGTGGTGGTGGTGGTGGACTAGCAGTCATAAGTGCAGTCAATGAATATAATGCTAGTGCTAACACAACATCGTATTCTTTTACAGGATTTGATTCAAGTTATGATAATTATTATGTAATTATTCATGGCATATCTCAACAAGGAGCAGGTGATATACAAATGAGATTTTTAGATGATGGCTCTGCAATAACCGGTTCTAATTACAGACAAACTACTTTAGGTTTAACGCACAACAATTCAGAAAAAAGAATTACCACAGATGCAGCAGATAAATTTACTCTTGTTGAACAACAAAATAGTGGTGATAAAGACCCAATGAATGGCTTTATGTATTTTAATAATCCTGCTGGTGGTAGATGGGATTCAGATTCTAATGATTCTAAAGGACAAATATCACCATCATTTGTTTATCAAATAGGTGGAGAGGGCAGTAACGGAACATCAAGAATTGCACAAGGTCATGGATATATTAATGACACACAAGCAAATACTTGTAATGGATTTCAATTAATATTTGCAGGTGGCACAGGTGCATCAAAAATTAACATGACAATTTATGGAGTTGTGAGGGCATAATGGTAGCAATAGTAGATAACAAAGGAACAATTACAACTAGAGAAGAAGATGCTAAAACTTTATCCGATATACAAGCAACTAAACAATGGTATATAGATAATGCTTATATTCTAGGAAGAACAGGAGATACTGGTAGTAACTTTTATGACTCAATAGTAAACCAACTTGATATGTTATATAAAGATATAGATGCTGGTAAATTAGGAGATACTGCTAAAACAGGCTTGTGGTATACACATATTAAATCAGTTAAAGATAACAACCCCAAAGGCTAGGAGAAATTAAATGGGATTAGAAACAGGAACATATATATCAGACTTAAATAGTTCAAACCCAGTAGCTGGTGATCCAGTTAATGAGGGTGATGACCATTTAAGACTTATAAAATCAACAGTCAAAGCAACTTTCCCTAGTGTTACTGGTGCAGTTACTTCAACGCACACAGAATTAAATTTACTAGATGGTGTTACAGCAAATACAACAGAATTAAATTATGTAGATATAACTACCCTCGGCACAGCACAAGCATCTAAAGCAGTAACAGTCGACGCTAGTAAAGATTCAACAGGTATTAGAAATTTAACTATATCTGGAACTTTAACTATAGGATCTAACACAGCAACAACTCTACAAGCTGTATATCCAGTAGGTTCTATTTATATAAATGCAGCAGTATCTACTAATCCTGGGACATTATTAGGTTTTGGTACTTGGGCAGCTTTTGGAGCTGGTCGAGTTATAGTAGGTTTAAACGCAGCAGATAGTGATTTTGATACAGCACAAGAAACTGGTGGTACTAAAACGCATACATTAACTATAGATGAAATGCCATCTCATAATCACAGCGTAACAATGAGTACAAGTGATACTGATAATAATAATTTATCAGAAGGTGATACATCAGGAACTTCTAGTTTTACTACATCTTCAACAGGTGGTGGACAAGCACATAACAACTTGCAACCTTATATCGTTGCATACATGTGGAGAAGAACTGCGTAATGGCAACCTTTCAAGTATTAAATCCGAAAGGAATGATTAAAGATACTAATGATACTGTATTGCCTAATGAGTATTTTTCACATACACAAAATGCTAGGTTTGAAGATAACGCGGCTAAAAAAGTATTAGGTCAAGATCAAGTATTTGGTACACCTTCAGTAGCCCCTTATTTTGCCTTAAATTGGTCTACAGGTGCTAATAACTATTGGTTTTATGCTGGATCAGCTAAAATTTATAGATGGAATGGTTCTAGTCATGAAGATTTTACAAGAACATCAGGTGGAGATTATTCTACTAATTTAACTGCTTCAGGCAACTGGACTGGTTCTGTATTTAATGGACTAGCTATTTTAAACAATGGAGTAGATGATCCACAATGTTTAGCTACAACAGGTGCTAGTAAGTTTACTGATTTAACTAATTGGCCATCAAATACAACTTGTAAAGTAATAAGACCTTTTGGTAATTACTTAATAGCTTTAAATATGACTGAATCTTCTACTAATCTACCTAACAAGGTTAGATGGGGAGATGCAGCAGAAAACCTTACGCTACCTAGTTCTTGGACAGCATCTAGTACAAACGATGCAGGTTCAGCAACAGTAGGTGATGCAGGTGAATTTATTGTAGATGGATTTCCCCTTAAACAATCTTTTATAATATATAAAGAAAACACTACATACATTATGACTTTTACAGGTGGTAATTTAGTATTTGATATTAAAAAGCTATTTGATGACTCAGGCGTTTTATCAAGAAACTGTGTAGCAGAATTTAATGGTAAACACTTTGTAGTAACTAATGGTGATCTTATTGTCCATAATGGTGTGTCTAAAGAATCTGTTGCTAGTACAGTTGTTAAAAGAACTTTATTTGAAGAAATAGATAGCACTAATTATGCAAACATATTTGTAACACATAATAAACAAAAGAATGAAATATGGGTATCTTATCCAACAGTAGGTTCTACTTATTGTAACAAAGCCTTAATATGGAACTACAATACAAACTCATTTAGTTTTAGAGAATTGCCTGATATTTTACATATAGCATTAGGTATAGTAAATCCTGGTGCATCAGCAGTTGTATGGTCAGATCAATCACAAAGTTGGGATTCCTATAGTACTACTGAGAACTGGGGGCAAAGAAACTATAACCCTACAGAAACTAGTATACTAATGTCTAGCACAGGAGATACTAAACTCTATAGAGGAGATAATGGGTTTGATTTTGCTGGAAATAACTTTACTATGATTTTAGAAAGAAAAGGATTAACCCTCGATGGTAATACTAATACTGTAAAACAAGTAAGAAAGATTACTCCAAGATTTTCTAGCACAGGTTCTGCTGAAGTATTTGTAGGAAGTTCTATGACCCCTGATGGTACATATACTTACAAAACACAACAAACTATAAATCCTGACACACAGAATAAAGTAGATGCTAGAGCAACAGGTAAATACATAGCTATTAAGTTTCAAAACACAACAGCTACAACTTTTGAATTAAACGGATATGATATAGAATATGAGGTAATAGGAGAACGCTAAATGTCACAAGCACCTAAATATACGCCTAATCCAGTACCTGATAATCCTGAAGATTTACCACAATATTTGTTACAAGAATTTCAAAAAATACAAGGAGCATTAGAAGAAAACCCTATAGCTTTTATAGAAGAAAAAAATGTAGAACCTAGTAGGGTAAAGCAAGGTGATATAGTTTATGCTGATGGCACTAACTGGAATCCAGGACAAGGTGAAAACTTATATTATTATGATGGTTCGGTATGGAGAGCCTTTGCAGGTGGTAGTGGTGCAGGAGATTTTGCACAGATTGCTGATACCACACAACAAACAATATCATCAGCAGATACAGCACAAGCTATAACTTGGAATACTTTAGTTAGCTCACAAGGAATAACTATAAACGGAGTAGATACATCTAAGATAGAATTTAGCAAGACTGGGAAATACTTTATTGATTTTTCTGCTTTAGTTCATTCTAATAATGCTAGTGATAAAGATATATATTTCTTTCCAAAAATTAGTGGCACAGATATAGCTGGTTCTGGAATTTTTCATACGATACATTCAAATAATCATGAAAAAACTTTATCAAAAGCAGGAATATTTAATATAACAGCAGGACAATATCTGCAAGTTATGATGGCATCAGACAGCACAGATTTAGATATTAATGTAAAAGCAGCAACAGGATTTGCACCAGCAACTCCATCAGCTACAATTACTCTTATACAGGTAAGTCAATAATGAGTTTATATATATCAGGAATACCATCGGATAGAATCAATGAGGTTTGGGAAGACTGCGAACCTTATATAGAAATGGGTAATGGTAAAAGTAGAGATGAAATGTCTGTTATGGATATTTACGCAAGATTATCAGAAGCTCGTATGCAACTGTGGTTAGTTTTTGATGATAATAGAGAGATTATCTCGGTACTTACTACAGAGATTATAGAATATCCTAGAAAGACTACTTGCAGAATAGTTACTCTGGGTGGACAAGACCTAGACTTATGGGTAGAACAGTTATTAGAAACCCTAGAGGAATGGGCATTAGAGAATGGTTGCGTGTCAATGGAAACTATATGCAGAAAAGGTTTTACAAAAAAATTAGAGAAATTTGGGTATGAAAACGCATACACAGTTCTCGTAAAAGAACTTACAACGATACATTAGAGGTATATCAGATGGGAAAAGGAAGTAATACAAATACAGTTACAAAAGATGCAGAACCATGGGAAGGACAAGCTCCTTACCTAAGAGATTTATATTCTCAAGCACAAAGTCAATTTCAACAAGGGCCTTTGCAATTTTATCCTAATAGATTAACAGCTTTACCAAGTGATACTACTTTACAAGCTGAACAAATGTTAGAACAAACTGCACTTGGTCAACAATCAGCTTTAACAGACAATATAACACCTGCATTTCAAGGCTCATTAATGAGTCCTTATCAAGCATTTACTGATCCTCTATTACAGCAATCTTTAACAGCAGGTTTAAGACCGATTGAAGAAAGTACCTCAAGATTACTTCAACAAGCTCGTAGAGATGCTACACAAGCAGGACAGCTCGGTGGAACTCGACAAGGAATACTAGAATCTGAAGTATTAAAAGATATGTTAACTAAACAATCAGATGTTGCATCTAAGTTATATGGTGATGTATATGGAGATATAACTAAATCAAGAACAGCAGCTTTAGGTTTATCGCCTACTATTATGAGTGCTTACACACAACCAGCTCAAACATTAGCAGCAGTTGGAGCATCAGAACAAGCAAGATCACAAGCAGATATTAATGAACAAATTGCTAGATTTAATTTCCAACAACAAGCACCAGGGCAGAATTTAAATCAATACGGAAATATTGTAGCAGGTAGTATATTACCACCATCAGTTACATCTTCTTCAGCAGGTGGAGGAGTTAGTGATTTAGCAGCTACTACAGGTGGAGCAGCAACAGGATATGCTTTAGGTAGTCTGTTTCCAGCAGTAGGTGGCCCATGGGGAGCAGCAGCAGGTGCATTATACGGATTATTAAGTAATTAGGAGATTATAAATGGCAACAATACAAGAAGAAATAAACGCTAGAATAGAAGCAGAAAGAATTAGAAGAATGAATATGTCTAATCCACAAGTTAATCAACCTGGATTTTTTAGTAATATATTTGGTGGCCCACAAACTATTCCACAAACAAGACCAGAAGTAACTCAAATGGCATTAAACCAAGCGAGTCAAAATTATAATCCAGCTATGGGTAATCAATATCCAGCACCAGCACCTAGTATGTTTAATGTGTTTGATCCTGATTATGTAAAAAATTTTAATGAACAAGATTCTTTACAAAAATCTTTAGAATCAGGCATAGGTTCTACTTATGATGTAGGTTTACCAAACCAAGGAGTCTACACAGGAGATGGAGTTAAACCTACAGACCCTAGTATGCTTGATAAAATGTCAGGATTAGAAATGATGAATTTAATTCAAGGATTACAAGGACTATTAGCACAACCTGATGCTGATATAAGACTAGATACTTCTTCCCCAGGTGCTTCATCAGGATTAAGATTACCAATACAAGACCTGTATTCAGGTCTATTGAAATAGGAGATATAAATGTTATTTTTAGCAGCACCACTTGCACAAGGTCTTTTATCAACAGCAATAAGAACTGCTGGAAGTAAAGCTATACAACCCTATATTACTGAGCTTGTTAGTCTAGGAGCAGGTAGAAAAACAGCAACAGCTTTAGCAAAACAATATGTAAAAAATGTAGGTAAGGCTAACAAAACAGGTTCTTTCCCTTTAATTGATAAAAAAACAAGTCAAAGTTTTGTTAATGCTTTAAACAATACACAAAGAAGTGAATTACAAAGGAAAGGTTTGTTAGCATCAGATGAAGTTGCCCAAAATCTTTCTAAGGCTAGAATGTTAGGAACTCAAACTTCTCCTGCAGTAAATGTAAGTCCATATTCAATGAATGTTACAAAACAAATTTCTGGTATGCCTGTAGGTTCAAGTAGCAGAACTATGGGTAGTACTTTTGGTCAAAAAATGGGAACAGGTGGCGAAAGAATAGTTATTCCTAGAAATTTTGTTCCTATATCTGAAAGAGCAAGTAAAAGTGGAAAATTTTTACCTGTACCAGTACAAACAGGAGCAAATCCATTACAACAACAAGCATCAAGAATTGCATTGCAAAGACAAAAAGAAGCTATGCAAAGAATGAATAGACCTATAACACAAACAGTAGACAAAGGTTTAAACAATTATGCTGCTGGTGGTTTATTAACTGGTCTTAGTGTTGCACCAATGTTTATGTCTAGTGAAGAACAACCAACACAAGCTGGTACTATGTCAACAGGAAGATTACTTTCACAACCACCTCAACAAGAACAAGCCCCAGCTATGAGATTTGGAGAAGTATTAAGACCAAGTTCTCAGTCAACAGCTAAAGAGGTTTTAAATGCTGCATTACTTAGAGCAGGATTATCTTTAATGAAACCTACAAGACCTGGACAAACTCCTTTAACACAAGCCTTAGAATCAGCATCAACAGTTGCTAGTTCACAAACAAGCTATACAAGTGGAGAACAAGCATTAGCAGCAGGTAAATTAGCATTAGGTGAAGATGCAAAAATATCTGTTTTCCAAAGATCAGATGGAACATTTGGTTATCAAGGAACAACAGCAGATACTTCTTTAACTGATAATAGTTTTTTTGGAGAACAACCTAAAGGAGATAACGTAACAAAAGAACAATACGATAAAGCTGTTGCAACAATAAAAGCACAATTTCCTGATGCTACAGAACAAGATATTAAAGATACATTAGAAGCTAATAATATAAGATATACAGGAGAATAAATTGGCAGTTTTAGATATAAAAATACCTCAATCAGCAAATAATCAAAAAAAAGGATTAGATATTGATTTGTCTAATGTTTTAACAGGTAATACATTAAAAACTTCTGATTTATTTCCAAAAGATCCTGATATACAACCAACAAGAAATCCACAAGAAGAAGCATCTATATCTCAAATGGGTCTTGCTTTAGGTACTGAAATAGCTATTGGTGAAACAGGAAGAATTGCTGGTGCAACTGTAGCAGGACCATTAGGTTATATAGTAGGTGGTTTATCAGCAGGTGCTGCTGGTTCATATGTAGCTCAAAGAATGATTAATCCTGATAATATATCTTATGGAAGAATTTTAGCTGACTCATTTATTAACTTAATTCCAGGATCTAAAAGTAAAAAAGGTTTCCAAGCTGTTAGTGATGCTGTTGTTAGACAAGGTGGTATTGGTGCTGGAATAGCAGCAGGTGGAGTAACAGTAGAAAAAGGATTTGATGAAGGTCGTATGCCAACTATAGATGAACTTACTAGTGCTGGTTTTACAGGTGCAGCATTAGGTGCTGGACTAGGTTTAACTGGAGCTATGTTTAGTAAAGTTTATAGTAAAATAGAAGGGTTAGAGTCAAGAGATGTTTTAAAACTTATAGAAACAGATAAAGATGTAAAATTACTATCAGATAAAATTAATGGTTTAAGAAAAAAACAATTAGAAACTTTTAAAATAGAAAACGAAGAATCTTATATTAGATTTAGAGAAAATTGGGACGATGAAAATATTAGACAAAGATTAATTCAAGATGAAGTAGCTGGTGGATTATATAAAGATGGTGGAATATTAAAAACATTAGGTAAAGATGATGCAGATTATTACTTACAAAAAAGATTAGCAGAACAAAAAATTAAAGACCAAACAGATTTATTAATAGATTCTAATAAGTTAATTAACGATGGTTTAATTAGAAAAGCAGGAATACTTAACAAAACACCAGGAATGGAATCTAGGACTGTTGAAGAACTTTCTAAAGATTTAGACACTATCTTACTTGCTAAATATGCACCTGAAGTAAATAGAAGGCTTGGTGAAAATAATCGTGCTGGAATGAGTAACGAGTCAGCAAAAGCAACTTTAGATAAAATGAAAAAGAATGGAACTTTAGATTTACTAGATACTGAAATAAAAGAATTACAATTTTTATCAAAAAAAATATTAAATACAGCAGAAGGTGGTGGTTTAGTTTCTAAAGAACAAGCAGCTATATGGAGAAAAGAAAGACCTGACTATGTTCCCTTAAATAGAATTGTAGATGAAACAGATATTAAATCATACTTTAATCCTAAAAATGCCTTTGGAGAAGTTAGAACTACAGGTATAAAACAACTTAAAGGAAGTGATTTAGAAGTTGGCTCTATTAGAAAAAATATTAACGAAAGCCTAGCACAAACTATAAGGAGAGCAGAAACTAATAAAGCTAATATAGCTTTTAAAAGGTTATTAGATCAGAACAAAGATGTAGCTGACTCTATAGTAAATGTTAGAGCAGACAAACAACCATATTATAAACAAGTAGAAACTGATAAATTCCAAGATAATGTAAAACCTAGCGATACAACTTTAAGCGTGTTTGAAGATGGGAAAAAAACATTAATTGATTTTAAAGATAAAACTTTAGCAGAAGCATTTAAAGGCAGACCTAAACAAGAAATGAATGAATATGTTAAAGCTATTTTTAATGGAGCTACTTGGATAAACAGAAAACTTGGTAGTTTGTATACAAGATATAGTCCTGAATTTATGATTCCAAACTTATCAAGAGATAGAACAGAAGCCTTTGTAAACAGTATGACTAAACTAGGTTTTAAAAGTCCAGTAAGCAAACAAGCAGCACAGTTGTTAAATCCTAAAAATATAGGAACAGATATGAAAACTGTTTACAAAATAGAAATGAAAAAAGCAAAAGCAGAAACTCCTGCAGAAAAAAAACTTTTTGAAGAATATAAGGATTTTAAACAAAGTGGTGGAGCTGTTGGTGGATATGGATTGTCTACAGTACAACAAGTAGAAGATAAAGTAGCTAGATTAGCTGACATGACTAAAGATGGAACATTTTTTACAGCATCTATGAAACAAAGAATAGATAAAGTTGATGATCTTGTTAATAATTTTAACAAAATGTTTGAAGATGGAACTAGATTTGGTGTATTTAGAATGATGAAAAACCAAGGATTTAGTTCTGATAAAGCTGCATTAGCTGCAAGAAACTCATCTTTTGATCCAACATTAGGTGGTAAACAAGTAGGTCTTATAAGAGCAGGTTATTTATTTGCTAACCCTGCTATACAGGCTAACAAAGTATTATTTAAAAATGTATTTAAAACTAGAGAGAATGTAGCTAAAACATTAGGTGGTTTAATGGCTATAACAGGAGCTGTTGATTATTATAATACTTATCAAGATCCTGAATGGAGAGAAAAATTAAAGTCTACAAATGGAAGTAATTGGGTTACTAATAGAAATTTAGTATTTATTACAGGTGAAAACGAAGATGGTGAATTAAATTATGTATCTTTACCTATAGGTTATGCTTTAGTTCCTCTTAAAGTTTCAATGGATAAAGTACAACAAGCTATTAGACAAGACCTTAACCAAGAGCCAGGAGCTGTAGCAAAAGAAATAGGAGAAGAATTTTTTGACACTTTAAGTCCTTTTGGTGGAAGTCTAGTTCCTACACCTTTAAGACCTTATAGTGAATTAATAGCTAACGAAGATGGTTTAGGTAGAGCCATTAGACCTGAATGGTTAGAAACTAGAAATATGCACAGTTCAGAAAAAATATTTCCTTGGACAGCACAAACTTATGGTGGTGAAATGGCTATGAATTTAGCTGATACTGCTAAAAACTTAGGCTATGAAGTTAGTCCTGAAAGTTTAAAATATTTAGCAGGAACATACTTTGGTGGCCCTGGACAATTTTTACAAAGAATACTTAATGTAACTAGTAAGATTTATAATGGTCAAGCTCCATCTCCAAGAGATATACCTATTCTTAGAAGATTTTACGGAGAAAGTTATGATGAAGTATTTGCTGCAAGAGCAGGTAAGTTTTCTGAAATAGAACAAATACAAAAAGAAGATAATACTGAAAAAGCTAGAAATGGAAGATTAGCTTATGACATTTTTAAAAGAATGGAAGATGCTAAACCAAATGAAAGAAGAAAAATATTAGCAGATGAGGTATTAAAAAATCCTGAAAACATAAATGAGCAAGTTATTAAAGGAATAACTAAAAGAATTAAAAATAAACAAATGGGTCTTACTTCTGCTGATGCTAGGGTTAAATCTTTAAGTATAAATAAAAGAGCAGAATATTTAGCAGATCAAATGCAAACAATGACTATACCACAAATACAAAAGTATATTAAAGACCAACAAAACAAAGGTATTTTAACTGATAATGTTAAAGAAGTATTGGTTAGACTTAGACAATTTCAAGATATTAAATTGAGGAAAACAGAATGATACCAATGGAACTTATATCAATGCTTGGCTCTACTGTACTAGGTGGTGTGATGTCTATTATGGCACAAAAAGGACAAGCCGAAGCTGAAAAACAAAAGATGTTAATGCAAAGAGCAGGATTTGCAGCAAAACAAACCGACAAAGCTCGTG